TGCCAAGTGAATCTCCCGGTTGTACAGCATCTATTCAATCCTTGTTCGTAACCACCACTCGCACATGGTGGAAACTACTTGGATCGAACAGAGCTGCCAACAAGAGTTCCAAAAGGACTCCCACGGTGGTTTCTACACCACCTCCCACCTCATTAACGAGGTGAGACCCAGCCAATTTTGATGCGGGCGATATTGGCACGCCCGGCACGCTGAAGGTGTTTCCTATCGAAGATCGGCTCTTCTGATCTCCGAAGAAAATGCTTCATCAAGGCCCCGTAATCATCCAATTTTGATTTTGGACTTACGGAAGAGACCCAAGATCCCTTTACAAGAGGAATTTGGGAATCTTTGTCATGAACAGTCTTTTGGATTGGCATCCAATGTTCATGACGACCAAGCAGTTTGGACTCCTGGACGATGTTACCATCTCCATCGGAGTACCATCCGACATAAGGAAAGGGAATTAACTTCCCAATCAGAATGTCGAGGTAGTCTACAGTGTTCCCCATTCTCAAATGAAACATTTGATTACGGAGAGCCACGATCGACTCCAATCTGTCAGCGTGCCGCCTGTTATCAGGAAATACTTTTCTGACCTTAGCGACAGTAACGTCGCAGCCAGAAAAGTATTCCTTACCACAAGACTCTCTGAACCTTCCGGTCCAGAAGGACTTTTTGGTATTGACTACAAACCCAAAAGCTTGTAGTTCCTGAATAACAGGTAACACAAATTCTACGGGGACGATAATATCGTCTCCATAGACGCGCACCTTACCTCGGAAAGATCTAAGATCTTCCTGGGTCAGTGGGCGGTTGAGCGCTCTTTGAATTCCTAAGAATACTACGGTGCAAAACACCATAGCTTCCATCGGAAAACATAGCGCTGAACCCATGGACGCGAACTTGGCAAGACGAATCGTCTTGCCAAACACATCAGCCTTCCGGCTCCTAGTGGCGTCTACAGCTCTTGTAAGAGCTAAATAGTCACCAAGAAGGAGACGTACATGCTGATTCGAAACCCTGTCCGAAGCCTCACTCAAATCGAGTGTGGCAAGAGCTCCCGTAAGGGAGCCCTCTCTCGCGAGCCGTTGATTTGGCTTTTGAGATTTAGACATGATGAAATGGCGCGTGTTGTAAGAGCGCGGCATTTCATCCACGATCGTAGCGAGAACCCCTTGCTGCATGTATTGCATACAAGTAGGTTCAACGGCTATGATTCGTGGAGTTTTGAGCGTCTTGGGGACGAGAGTAACCTTTACGGGCCTCTCATCTCCAGGTTCGAGGATAGTAACTCTGTCGAGCCTCTCAATAAAGGAGGCAGATGGAATCAGGTACTCCCAATGAGGGAACACCCGTTCCATTCGACGAGTCCATGTCCGTTGATTATACTTCGCGTTGCCGCGAAGCTTATCAACGGTGGCGCCAGGCCCATGTCTGGGAATGACTCCCTCGTTGTAGATTCGAAAATCTACGCGGGTGAGGAACTCTGTCCACATAACGTGAGACAGAGCAGCAAACTCCCTGAGTCTATTCGATTCAGAGAGTAAGCCATCAAACTGGCGTACGTCCTTCTCACACTCTAGAAACTTCTGTACAGCAGCGTGCTCCCTTTCAGGAGTACACCGCAACTCAATCTTGCTAAAAAGCAGAGTAATCTGCCTGATAGCTTGGATTGCTTTAACAGAAGGATCATCAAGCAACCGACCACTAGTTCGGTCGAACACAAGGTCAAGGAAACCTCCGAGAAATCGGGGGAGACCGCCTTTCCTGGAAAATCCAGTGAACAGGTCGTGACCCACGTAGGCTTGATCCAGACTTTTTTCGAAGTCTGAACCAAACTTCGGTAGGGATATCGTTAAAAACGATATCCCCTCGTGTTCGACGCGTCTCTCGATCTTTTTGAGATCGAGAGTGGTGCTTGTGTCGCATCTGATGCTCACATCTGTGAGCACCACCTGCAGGAATGCGATCAGGCTTTTCAAGGCTGCCTCCTTGTAGGGGGTTAACCTTCCTTAGCCATAACCGGATTAATGCCGGTAAAATCGAGATTACAGCAACAGCCATAATCTCAATTTTCACCACCCAGCAATTGGGTGACCTTAGCCCCAGTCGAGGCAGTTGCGAAAGCCACAAGGCAATCGACAATTGCTTTCATCTCGGCGACCGTGAATCCGTTCACAGGCGCATTCACTACCAATGAAACGGTAGCTGAATTGCGCGAATTCTGCGACGGAACCAACGGATCCGCCGAGATCTTTGACTGGGTCAAACTAATAACGCGACGAGTCCGATTTTTATACAGGTGAGAAACCTGCATTCCAATCGTCCCGTCGGCGGATCCAAAGGATCCACTCGCTGGACCGAAACCAGTTCTCACAAGAGAAGTGATTCCACCCAGTGACGATATAGTTTGAGGGTCGGCAAAGGCCATAGCAACATTCCTAACAGTTGTTGTGCGCCGCCACTGTAGTGGCAACGGCTTGGGTAATAATACCCAAGACTCTAGCCACGCTTGGATAATCCGAGCGCAGCCAATATGGAGCTTTGTTGGAGGGTTAAACTCTCCAAGTCAACTCCAAACCCATATGGTGTTGCCCTAGTACGCATCTTACGAATTCTTTCCGTAATGGTGCTTAGGGACCCGGGACACGATCCCCCAGAATAGGGGACCATCCCGTGCACGGTATGGATACGCGTAGCATGGTTCTCATGCATGACGTAACCGTATCGCAACACAGTGCTATCGCTGGATAACAGACATACGTTCGAAACGAACGTACCAGCGTCTGAAAACCAGTCGAATAGCCAGGACCATGGTGTCAGCTGCCAGATGGTATCCGCAGTAATGCGAGTACCCAAAAGGTGGTTAGCCAATTGTTCATACCTTTCTATCTGTCCGAGGAAAGAATGAGCCTCAGATAGATAGTAAGTGTATGCACCTGAAAACCAAACCTCTGAACTGAAATTATCAGCTACAGAGGCTGACACCAGGCTCTGAGATTGGTCAAAGAAAAAGGTACCCATTGACAAGTCGTAGAAGCTAGAAATGCTAGCAGATCCTCCGGCTGTCTCAGATACCTGATTAAATGACGTCTCAGAAGCCAGCCGTCTTCGACGGCGGACACTTTGTCCGCTGTCCCGTTTAAATTGCTTTGTCTCTTTCGAGAAAGCAAGTATAGAACGGGCCATTTTCTGCAAGTCCTTAATAAAGGGCTTGAGGCCAAACTGGATATTCAGATGCTCGCCACCCGCAGATTTCGCGGTGGCGCCATCTCGAATACTAGTCATGCCGATGAATGAGGGTAAACGTTCCCTCAACTCACCCAGAAATGTGGCAAGACCGGCTTCTGCTTTAGTCGGAATGGACATCTCAATCAATTTTCTACCGTCAGCATTAACTTTCGCCGACGATGGAAGAATTAAATTGGGATACTCAACGGGGCCATACGGACGGGCAAATCCCGAAAAACGTATGTCCCCATAAGGAGAGTTGGGACGAAACATTTGCGTATCCTGGTTAGGATACGTAATCTGATTCCTCTCAGACCAGAACTCATGTCCATTATCAGCAACCCCATCATAGGGGCTACGATAACTATCTTCGGACTTGAGTTCCTTCACGAACGCTGCTTGCGATCCTGAAGTCTGACTAAATGCAGAATCTGCAGAGGCGTCAATTCCTTTTATTGTTCTATAGGAATTGACGGACTCCTCTCCAGTCTGATTAACAGTAGTTGGTTCGATCTGAGAGTTCGGAACTGCCACACCTCCCTGCCAATAACGATTGGTAGAGATTAGTAACGGTCTCGAACGACTCTGGGTCGGATTGCCAACCATGTTAATCATAGGTCCAATCATATGGGGGTCGGTGTCCTAACCCTTACCCTCTGGAAACAAGCCCTCAGCGGACATATTGTGAAACCACATATTGTGGCTTCGCGATATCATCCGAAGAAGGTGAAGCGCTTTGCTCAATTCTTCCACTTGCTGTAACATCCCTTTAGATCTTTGAAGATCGACCTCCTGATGGAAGTCGACTACAGTGAGATCAAAGAGATTGCAAGTTGGACAATCGGACATAACGCACGCTCCAGGGGAAAGAGTAGGTTACACTTATGACTAATCCTGTAGGATATAGCGTCACAAGCATTGGGGAGCCCTTCGGGGC